TGCATTGTGCTTAGGGTAGCATCTGGCGCAAAAGCCGCTGCACGTAAATCAACCATCGCCACTGAGTGTTGATAATTAAGCACATCAACTTTAAGCACATCCTTTAGGAATGTAGAAACTTCTTTGTCTTTGGTAAAAAATTCCCTTGCTTTTTGTGCAAAGACTTTAGCGCCAGTAAGCGTTGAGTATTCTGCACCTGCCTTTAATCCCAACATCTCTTGCAGAGCAGGTGTCAGAGTGCCACCGTTAGCGGCTTTGGTCTCATTAATCAATGCTCTAAAATGCGGGAGCGCAGTAATAGGCATTGACGCTGCATTCATAACTGAGTGCATTGCATCTAAACGAAGCGTGAAGAAATTACTTACTGCGTTAATTTTACTAATCACACTGCTTAGATTAGGATTAAAAGTGCCAGCGTATTTAGTAGCTGCCACAATCATTTGTGCAGCATGTACGTTTGCTCCAGCCGCAAAAGCCTCTTGACTGATTGCGTCAAGTTCTTTATTATCCAGAATGCTTTTCACAAAGTTAGGGTCAGCCGCTTGCTTACCTAAGCTGCCTTTAATCGCATCGAGCGTGCGGTCATAAGCTGCTTGTGTGAAGCGATTAACTAATCCTGGAACCTTAGTCCTATCTTCTCGGCTGGAGTTATTAAGCACATCTAGGATAGTGGAATAATCCGTTTGGGTTTCCGCTAACGCTTGGCGGTCAATATCGAATTTGTTACTAACCGTTTGCGCTTTACCTAACGTAGATAATTTCTGTTGCGCAGCTTCTACATGAAGCTTTTGCAGCATGTCATATTCTGGGTACATTGTGTGCAATGTGTCTTGCGCCAAGCCTTTCCATCTGCCCACCAATGAACGCTCAATATCCAGGAAATATTTCTGGTCGAATCCACCTTCCGCTAAGATTTTCCCTTGACGTGCCAGTTCATTGTCGAATTGCGCAGACATAAAGTCTTTGTCAAATTCGAATTCACCTTGTTTAATCTTATGGCGCTTAATATCCGCAGTGGTTAAGACCTTGCCGCCATATAAATCCGACCCCATAGTCTGAGTCTCTTGGAGTAAGGAAGCTTTCTTAGATTCAAATGTTGCCTTATCTGCAAGGAACATTTTAACTTCACCGCGGCCACCTTCTAATCCTGGCATGTGAACCGTAACCAAAAATGGTTGGTCTAAGGGATCAGGACTTGGGAACCAGATTTGTCCCTTAGTGGTTTTTAAGGTTTGCTGCCCACGGAAACTATTAATAGGCCGTGCTGCAAAGTTAACATTATGATTAGCCTCAGCGAGGGCTTTTAAATGCTCAGCAGCTTCCGCGGTTTTAAGTTCCAAAACTCCTTTGCTGCCAGTGATCTTTGTGATTTCGGCTTCTAGGGCCGCCAAAGTCTTAGCGTTAGGGCCCCTGGCTTTTGCATTTTGTTTCTCAACACGCACCATTAATTCATCAAGCGCCGAAGCTTTATTAGCCGGAACGATAAAGTTCTTTCCGCCTACCTCCACTAAGGATAAATCCCCTTGTGCCAATCGCTGAGAATAAAGCGTGCGAACTACTGCTAATTCCCGAACGGCCTCAGGGGATTTGACAAAAGCGGCTGTCGGAGAAATCTTAGTGGTGTAAACATCTTTCGCTAATTTAGCAGCTGCATCCTGAAGCATTAACGCTTGCTGACCTGCACCTAAAACTGAAGCAGACACCCGAGAATTAGTAAACAGCGTAGCTGCGTTTCCGCCTGGGGCAACTACTGGAGTTCCCATAGACGTTAAGTCTAGTCTACTTACGAATTGTTCAGGGGCTAATCCAAATTCTTTAGCCGCCACCGATAACGCTAATGGCTGCCCAAGCATTTGATACCCGCGAGATTCTTCTAGCATCCGTTGGGAATACATAACTCCACGCAGCATAGCATCAGCTTTAGCTACGTTAACTTCCGCTTTAATGTACCGCGCCCTATGCGCTTCATCTAGCGTAAGCCCAACGAATTTATCAATATCCTCTACACCTGCGGCGCCAAGCCTAATCTTAAGATGGCTTTCGATTTCCTCTTTAGAGGCGCCGGATTCCATTAAGAATTCCGCAAGCTTTTGTTTCCGTTTAGCGATAGCTTCTTCCGCTGCGTCAATGGTCATTGTGGAATTATTACCTTTACCCCCGAAATCTTTAAGCGTAATCTCCCCAAGCCCAGCTTGCTTAGCTGCTATAACTTGGGTTTCTGCGTAGGCTAGGTCATTTTTAAATGCTGCGTAATTAACCTGCCCAGTTGATTTAGATTCTTGTGCAAGTTTATTAAGCCGAATCCAATGCGCTTCACTGCCTAGGTAATCATAGGAATTACTAAGCAGTCTCGCTTCTAAACCTTTAGCCGGATCCGTGAGATCAGTGAGCTTCGGAATCGCCAAATCGTAAGCCACACCGGATTTAGAAATTGCCCTAGGAGAATTAATCGCATTCCCTAGTAATTCCCGTAAGTGGGGATAAATATTATCCGCCACCATACTTAGATCACTAGCCCTAAGCACAACAGAAATAGCAGCCTCGCTGCCGATTCCTTCTACAGTTTGAATCGCACCAGTTCGCGCTTCCTTAGGAATTCCATGCGTAGTTAATCCTGGAGCAGTTGTGCCATTCGGGAAAATATAACTTCCGTCTGCTTGTTTAATTACAGACACCACTTCTCCACGAGCAGCTGCTTCCGTAGCAGACTCTACACTGTGAATAGTTGTGCCAGCTTTAATTCCTACAGCTTTAGTCGCAATATCGCCAAGCTCAGCGCTTCCTAAGCTGGCGGTAAATTCCGCACTGGTACGTCCCACCCCCCTAGGGTCAAGATAAATTAAATCTTGCAGGCTATTAGCAGCCCCGGCCAGCATATCCCGTTCGGTGACATTCGTAAACTGCCGGACACCTGCTAGAATTCCTTGGACTTCATCGCCAGATCTACCAGTCAGCGCTGTGGAGATATCCAAAGGCCGTAATGTACTTCCGCTAGCTAAACTTCTGGCAGTGGCGTCCTCTAAAAGATTAGCGCTTTGGGCTTCTAATTTTGCTTTCATCGCAGTGTAAGTAGCCACTTGCTCAGCCGTAGCGTTTCCGCTTGCGATTAAATCATCAAGCGCTTTTACGCGTAGCTCTCTCTGCTTGATGAAAATACCAATGTCCTCAGCGGAATGCCTGCCTCGGCTAGTTAAATCTACGCCAAAGATTGCGTCATCCATTGCCCGCGCTACGTCATTTTTAGCGGCCTGCAATCCACCTTTAGCGAATACATTAAATCTACCTACCAATCCACCTGCGATTCCACCTAAGCTGCCACCTAACAATGGATTCCAAATCATCGTTTGCGCTAAGGAATCTTTATCGTAAAGAGTGGATTGGTTTAAAAATGCCTCCGCAGCAAATTCAAAAGCAATACCCTCCAATGCGCCTTGGTAAGCGTAAGCCGCGATAGCTTTATTTTTCGCAGCTGAAACCACTGCCCAATCCCCGCCAGTCCGCAAAACAGATACCGCCTGTTTCGTTAAAGATTCCGCGTACGCAGTCGGGCGTAACCAAGTTCCTAAACTAAGTTCCGTGCTGATGCTTCCTGTGTTAATAGCCGCTTCCGCAGCTTTGTATCCGCCAGTAAAGTATTTAGCACTTTGCAGCGCGCGTAATCCTTTAACCGCTAAGGTGCCAGGAATAAAGCTTGCGCCAACTTCCCCCAGAATATCTAATCCGGTTTGATTCGCTTTGTAATGCTGGGCTGCGTCAGCGCCAAAAACTGACGCAACTGTCTCTGCCTTATCTATCGGCGCGTAAGGGTCATCCTCTGTGGAGAATGGCTTAGATAATAAATAACTAGCGCTGTTAACAAGTGAAACTCCACCTGCCACGGCAGCGCTGCCAATTCCGTAAACAATTTTTTCTGCTGCAGTTAATTCCGCAGCAGTAGTCACATCGCCTCGGAGAAGTGAATCATAGAAATCATTTGCCATTATTTTTTATCCGCCCAAAGAGTTGGATTTGCCCGTAATGCCATCATTACTAGGTCATTTGTTTTGAATAGGTCAATACTTTCAGTGCCATAAATTCCAGTGAACGCATCTCTATAATTTCTGCGGAAGCCAGCCTCCTTAGCAGCACGGCCTGTTGGGTCGTCCACTAGCATGTCTTTGATTGAAGGGCCGAAACCTAAAATAGGTGCAGTCGCAAACGAAGTACCCGCACTGGTTATGCGATTTAAAATACTGGAGCCTGCACTTTCCTTATCAATTTGAATCACGTAAGAAGTTTGCTTTGGCAAACCGAAAACTTCAGGAGCCATATATTTATTATTAAGCTCTCCGCCAGCTCTATAGACGTCCGACACCCACTGTAGAACTTGTTGCGTTGTTATGTTTGGATTCTCTGCTTTGACCCTACCGGCAAGAATCATCACGTCTTTAAAACTGGTCGTATCTCGTCTGCCCCCGGATTTAGGAAGCCTGATGTATTCGTTCTCTAGCTTTGCTATTTCCTTTGCAACAAGATTCTTTTCCAGCTCAGCTTTCAGTTCTGGAGGTAATCCACTATTATTTTCAGCTGAGGAGCTTAGGAAGCTGCCTGGATAAATTTTATACGGGCTGGGGGAACCAAGTTTTATTTCTTTTCCGTCCACAGTAACGGTGAGTGGCTCTTCTGGTAATTTATTAGATTCCACCAACATCCTCTGCGCTGCTAGTTCTGCTACTGGGCGGTCAGACTTTTCATTCCCTTTGTCAAGTCTGCTTTTAATGTAGCTGCCGACTACTTCTTCTTGCGTCTGGGCTATTTTACTCCACAGGCTGTAACCATTTTCCGTAGACACTACCGCTAAAGTAGCTTCCGGGAATGCACGAATTAATCCGCCACGCACAGCCGCAGCATTAGCCATCTCGCGCCATTTAGCCACCGCATTAGGAGTTGTGCTGCTAGACCAATTTTTAATGGCCATTAAATCTGGGTCTTTTAATTTAATCCCTTGATTCAGCGTAGCGGCTGCGTCTTTAAAGCTTGGCACTTCACTGGTGTTATTCCGAAGCGCGTAATATTTTTTCGCAATGTCAATCGTTGCGTTAGTATCTGCACCTAACGCGAGTTTCATTTCTGCGATATTATTAGTAGTATCATCTTTCTGGTCTGCGATGTATTTTTTCAAGCGCAGATTTTCTTCAGTTAACAGTAATTTTTCATTGCCGGTAGCTGCGTTTAATAACGCTTGGTTCGCATTAAGGCTTAATTGCGCAATTGCAATGGTGTCTTTAAATCCAGACTCAGCTAATTTAGCAGTTACTTTAGCTAATTCCGAAGGGAGTTCCGCTTGTGCAATTCTAGCCTTAGCTGCGTTAGCGCTAAAGGTTGCAGCTTTTTCAGCAGCGGCAACACGAATTTCCGTAGGCGTAGCAACTGTGAATTGTTTTTCCACAATCCGTTGCATTTCGCTCATGCCTAATAATACCTGATTAGCGGTATTTTGTGCATCTCTTCTTGCGCTAGACAGTTGCTCCACAGTTGCTTTAGCTCCTTGGATTACTGGATTTTTATCCGCACCACCAAAGAATCCGCTGGCCATTGTGTAAAATGGATTATCGAGCGCACGTTGGTAATTCTCCAGCGCGGCAGATTCTTTCGCCATTAAATCAATATGACGCTGAGTTGTATCTGCAAAAATCTTTTTTACATTCTCCAATCCAGGAGCGCTTGATAACGCGGCTATGCGTTTTTCTGCATTATTAGCTTCGGCCTCACCAGCTTGAATCTTTGCAGTTACCAAAGCACCTTGCACTGCGGCCTGTCCACCATAAACATCTGATAAGGTCGAATTAGTTTGTGCCAGACTGGCCAATAAAGCTGCGTCTGCGCTATCTGCTTTAATTTTTGCGCGATCTACAGCGCTAGTGGTAGCGGTTATTACCTTTTGGAATTCAAGTAAAAGAGCGTCGGTAGTTCGTTTTTGGTCGCCGACTACAACTTGATTTTGCATAGCAGTGTTATCTGCTGCGCTTCTTGCAATAATATCTACAGAGCCATTAGCCCCTACCTGCACTTGTGCAGTGGAACCATCTGGTTGCTTAACATAAACTGCTAATGGCTTACCAGACAGCGCACCTTTAGTCATGTCATTATGGGCAGAATAGAGCGCCTTAGCATAATCCGGAGATGCTTTTACTTTTTCCCAGAACGCAATGCTATTTTGATGCTCTGGCGGCAAAGAATATCCGCTACCTCCGTCAGGATTTTTATACGCTTTTAAATCCTCTGGACGCAATTCCCGAGCAGCTTCCTGCGCCGCCGAAGTCGCCGCAGAGGTATTAGCCTTAGTAATTTCATCCACAGAAAGCTCACCTAAATTAGATGTGCCAACCAGCAGCATATCAGTTGCGTAACCCATAATTATTCCCTCTTACTTCTTAGTAAAGTAGTCGTAAATCTTCCCGACAGAATTACCAATAGCTCCAGTCGCTGCATCTGATACTCCTCCGGCGCTAACTGCGTTAGCAATTCCTGTAGCCTCTTTGCCTACTTTCTGGGCACCTTTATCAATATTAAGTAACGCCAGCAATGGATTAACCATTTCTAATTGGGTCTTAATATTTTCATTAGTGGCCGCTTGGCTAGCGTAAAACGCCTTTGCCTGCGCGCTTGTAATTGCGTCATTAGCTGCAATTCCGAAACTGGTGCTATTATAAGCGCCAGCTTTCCCCATCGCGGATTTTAACCCAGGAATGTCAGAATTAAGCGTATTAGTTAACGCAGCCTTCAGCGCCTGTTGAGTGTTATCTACCCGCATTGCGTTAAAATCCTGGCCTAAAGCCTGCTCTGCTAAAGCCCCAGCCTCGCCGAATAATCCTTGCAGAACTTTCTTGGCTTCCGGGGACATGGTGGTATAATCTACCCGACCTGCTTCTGCTTGATTTTCCGCGCTTTGGGCATTTGCTTTATTAGCGTTACGGTTAGCCATAACCGTACCACCAATTGCAATCGCGCCAGAAATAATACTTGCGATAAAAGGCATGATTTGTTATCCTAAATCTAATGTTAATTGGTTTGGCACTGGCCCTTCAAGACCTGCATATACCACGAAATCTTTTGGGTCACCGAATGACATTTCTTCTTTCATATCCGCAGCTTCATCTACATTTGGGTGAAAGGTGCAGATTATGGTATCGGTAACCGCATGAATTATTCTTTGCGCTCCCATAGGACTAACCGCCATCCAAGGTGCAGCTCGTTCATGAGTTCCTGTAGCATCTATAACCGTAGCCACCCCGGAGGCAACCATAAATAAATGCTCATATTTATGAATTCTGCCGATCACAAAGGAATTAGCTGGAATCTCCAGCCATCTGGCGTAAAGATTTTTGCAAAAGAAATTAACAGGCTCCGGTTCTTCAACCGAAAGCTCTGGGTTTTCTTTTGCGAAACGCTCTGCGGCCTCCTGCAGGCCCACCAAAGCAAAAGGATTAACTCCTGCCATTGGTTTACCTGCAAAAGGGCTGCGAATTGTCGTTAACGTCTGAAGACTATTTGACATTTTTGCTTTGAGTCTGGCAATGTTTTACTGCGGCCGAAAGTTTCTCATGCTTATCATAGCATTTAGCCCCAAGCGCAACCATATCCACTAAGTCATCTTTATCAGTTGGCTTAGTGCAGCTTTTAATTAATTCCGGCGCAATTTGATTCGCGCAGTCACTTACTATAAAGCTGTTTGAGAGCGCGCAACCGCTCAGGGGTGACAAGAGTGCTGCCATCAGGAGCAGTAGGACAGAGTTTTTTGGTTTCATTTTGAATTCCTTTTTGCTTAATGTCTGCGGAAAGCTTATCAATCTCGGCGTCTTTATCAATATTAGCACGGACAAGATTAGCTACAACCTTTACGCTTTCTTTACGCTGCTCTTCGGCTTTGAGAACAATGGCCGCTTTTTCCTTGTCCCATTCTTTTTGCACCACTTCTTTTCCTGCGCTTCGACCAGTTAGATAAAGCCCAGCGCAGGCAGCAATAATAACCCCAGCGCCAGCTAAATAAACGATTAACGCATCAACGATTCCACTTTGGCGATTTTTACTAGTGGCCAGCATTTTTACGCTCCTGCCAGTGATCATAAATAATATAGCCAATAGCTAAAATAGCAACACCAATTGCAATTGGAAGTGCCCATTGTGCCCAACCCACAGCAGCGTCTTTAATCTCAGTCACAGATTTAGTAACTTCTGCTACACCTGCAACAGTTGTTGCTGCACCCGCAATAGTTGCACCTTTAAAAACGCCAGTCTGCGTAGCAGTTGGCTCCTTCTTAGGAGTTTCTTCTGGAGTAGGTTCAGCTTCTGGGTCAGGAACTTCCTGCTCAGTTAGCGCATGAGGTTTAAGTGCTGGATAAGCTTTCCAAGATAACTGCCAATGCGGGCCGTCTTTAAAATCTTTCCAATCACCACCCCATTCGATAACTACACCTAAGTCTTTAGCAACTGCTTTAACAACTGGTGCAATCTTACGATAAAGCGGCCAATCCCAACGAACTTCGCCTGCAATATAAGGCGCAATATCTACTGCATGGCCAGTAAGGTGCCTTGATTTTAAGGTCTGACTTGCACCCTTAGCAACATATTCCCGTTGCTTAGCTAATGTACGCATCCCTTCAACTACAATAATATCAAACTCCAGCTTAGAAGCTGCAACTCTAATTACTTTAGCTAAATCAGTATGGACACCTAGTAACTTATCAGTATTCTTTAGTGTTCCCATAAATCACCATAAGACAATAGGGGCTATTAACCCCTATTGTACCTTTCTTTCATTAAATTTTGTTACTTACGCCGTACATACTAAATCAAGATATGCTGGAGTAAATGAGCAGCTACTTGCACAAGGCTGATTAATAGCTGGTAATGGCTTAAGTCTTGCAGTTCCTGGGTCAGCACATGGGCCAAGGTTAATACTGCCATCACCTGAGGAATTAGTATTAACAGTAAAGGTCATGTGAGTTCCAGCTACTACTATTGGATTATTTGACGTATCATATAAACCAAAGATAACTCCACAGTTTGGCGGGCCATCAGTCAGAGATAAAGTGCTGTAAACACCATTAGTAATTGTACCTGCAGATAATGCGTAACTCATAACACAGCCTGCTGAAACAGTACCAGTGATTACAAAGTTACAAGCTCCACTACTTGCTGATATAGAAATAGCGCCAGCGGTAGTAGGTACACCTGCAATTTGAATTCCACCTACGAAGTTAGCTCTTGTCATCCCTGCTGGAATGCCAGTAACAGTTACCGCAGTTGAAAGTACATTTTGCACACTTAACGTAACGCTAGCGTAAACACCAACAGTATAATTAAGCGCCCCAGTTACAGTAGAACATGGTGGGGGAAGGGGAGAGGGAGCATCGCCTAATCCAATTTGCGCAGTCCCGCTTGGAGGGGTGCAAGAACCCTGGCAAGCACCTAAAGACGCGTAAGGCCCAGTAGCACCAACAGGCTGAGAAGTAGATTGAGTGCAATTACCATTTAAACACCAGTAACTAGAAGTGCTTCCAGAACAAGGATTAGCAGTATGTGTAGGAGAGACACATTGGCTATTAGCTGCGGATTTTAAACGAAGCCTAAATCCAGCAGTTCCAGCGCCAGTAAATGAAGGGTCAACACCAACTTGATAAGTACCTCCAGCTGGCCAAGAAGTCACATTAGCAATACCAGAAGGGCCCCAAGTTACCCCAGCATCTAAGCTAACTTCTACTGTATAAGATTGGCCTTCCACACCGCCGTTAAAGACGTAACCAACATGACCATCTGCGCAATATGTAGAAGTTACACCTAAAGCACAGCTACTATTTCCAGAAGCAATTGTGGTTACAGTAACAGAAGAAGTCATTATCGTGCAACCAGCTAAACATCCAGCTTGGTTAACAATAGCAACTGGTTTCCATACAGCAACATCCCCAACAGTTCCACCTACGGTAGTAAATGGTACGTTAGTTCCTTGTGGGATAACTAAATAAATCGGCTGGCCTAAAGATAACACCGGAGTCACACCGTCAGCTGAGAAAGCCTGAATCTTAAGTGAACAACCTGGGGGTAAACCAGTTGCTTGAATGAAGCCAGCATTAGCTTGGTTAACTACAGGAGTAGTAGGATTAATACTGAATGCAACTTCGCAGCCAGAGCCAGCATTAATAGTAAGATTAAGCCGCTGAGGTGAAATGCTACAATTAGCTAAGCACGCATCCTGTTCATTACTTGGAGCTGGGCGCCAATTATAACTAGCACCTGCTGCACCTGCTGGCCAAAGAAGGTCATAAGTAGCTGGTTGGCCGTTAACAATATAAGTGAAAAGTTGATTACCTGTGAGTGGGTCAATGTAAGGAGCATCGCCATTATAAAATAGTATCTTAACCCTGCAGTTAGGAACTCCCCCTAAGGTATAAGTAGTGGGCGTGGTTACTCCAGTTGTGAAAGTTGTAGGACTCACAGCCCAATTAGCTGTGCAGTTAGCACTAGTGCCACAGCCAGTATTACAGCTTCCACATACATTAATCGAACAATCTTGAATTACATCAATCTTTTTACAAGGAAGTTCACATCCACCACAATTAATTGCTTTAGCGTGTAGTTCATAATTACCTACAGCTAAGTCTAAAAATGTAGCAACAGCTACACCGTTAGAGTCTGTTACTACATCTCGCACATCTGCTATTCGCAAATCCGCTAGATTTCGTACTACTACTTTATAGTAGCATCCTGGACTGGCACTTTCTATCCGGTAATTAACCGGACTACCTAGTGCAACTGTAATATCTGCTGCCATTTTATTTCCCTTAGGAGTTAGAAAAGATCAGGCACACCATACCAAGAATGTGCCCCGTTAAACGCGCCAAGTTCTGGGTAAGAGCGCCAATCTCGATAAACCTTAGTGCCGAACTTAATTCCAGCAACAGTTGAATGAAGTTCTGCCTCCACTGGAGGTTCCGTATGTGCTGGGAATTTAACTACAAAGTTATGCAGCCAGCCTTGCCCTACATTACGAAATGCTAAGTTGTAATAAACTGCACCGTACCAGCCTAGCTTACGATAAATCTTAGCAACAGTTGCCTCATAAAGCGTAATGCCAGGCTCGTCTGGAATATCAAAATTAGCCCAGAAGCCAGTAGCAATAATGCTTTCTACTGGGATTCCGTAAGTAACAGCTGTGCCATCATGATAAGCACCACTCCATTGACCTAATTGCTTAGGTCCTTTGCGAATTCCACCAAGAGCTAGCCCGATAGGAACTAAAAGCCAAGCAGATAGAAATATAAGCACCCGCACAACATAAGCTAAGAGGCAGGTTTTGAATGGGATAATATTTGAATTCATTATAATGACACCTGTACTTGGCAACCTAAATTTATTAGGTTATCTGTTAGATTAAACTCAACTGCATTTGGCCCGCCACGAATTGCAAATAGCACTTCTGAGGGGTAATTGTAGCCAAATGGATTAGTGTGAGGGGAAGCTGTAATAGTTTGTACAACTATTAAAATATTAGCACCCGCAGGAATGGTTGGAATAACAAAGCCACTTGTTAGCTGCGCGATAGTGCAAGTATAAACTGTAGTGCCCGCTACAGTCAGAGTAACTAGGGTGCTGCCAGTGTTAATATTCTCGTAAGACAGTACTTTAATCACTGAATTAGTTATGGCATCAGCACCAGAGTTAGTAAACTGACCTCGGAAAAGCAGGGGAATTTCTACTTCTGGAATACTATTAATAAACTTATCAACACCACTGTCTCCGTTGCCTCCAGCAGGTACAGTTACACTAAATTCAGCTCGTTCCACTGCTCCCATAGCAGGAAGGTAAACACTGCTGCCACCAACAGTTAAAAATCCCCCAAGATAAGTAACAACTGGTGGCGGAATGATACAAGGAGGTAATAGCTTACCTTGTGGCCACTCCGCCGCCTGTTTATTAACATAGGCAGCTGGAATAATAAATTGCGCACCTGGTACTCCATAGTTATAGCCCTTAGGATTCCACCAAGGATTAACAGTATTATTGCTTCCACCCATGTTAATTCTCCAATTAGTTAACGGTGCCGATACTTGCGTACGTAGCAGCCATATTTTGGGAGTTGGCAGTTACACTAAAGCTAACATCTAAGCTAAGCGTATTATCAACCGCTGGGTCAAAGGCTAAAGCACCTAAGGTAACAATGCTAGTAGCTGCATCAACTTGAGTTTCTGCTTGAATCCGCAAAAGCCCAGCGCTTGCATCATAGTACATGTTAATAGTTGCAGCTACAACTTTAGCAGCAATGGCCACAGCTACAGTCATGATAGTACGAGTAACCGCTACGCTAGTGGCGTTATTAGTGCTAGTCAGAACTAACAAATAGTTACCAGCGGCAGCCAGTGCATTCATGGAACCACCAATATCAGCACGGAAACGAGAGCCCCCTACTACTGAACCAGCTGGAACGTCTAAACTAACAGCAGTACCTCCATCAGACAAAGTAGGAGTACCAGCCATAGCTTGGAACAGCGAAGCACTTTCCAAAAAGCAAAGTGGGATTTTATAACCATCTGGAATTTCACCAGGCTGACCATTAATCCGCGCCAAAGGTTTAACGAACTGGGTGTTAGGAACACCATAATGTGCACGGCTATTATTCTGCCAGCTAGAAATTGTATCACAGGCCATTTTATTTCTCCAATAAGGAAGTAAGGATTAGAACGTTTTGATAAAACCAACAGCAATTACGACACAGGGTTTGTGCCATTTCTAATATCCCTGGTAACAACTTTAGTGGGGTCTCCAAACACATTACCAGAGGGACTAGAAAGAGATTGAGTTGCTTGGGGTTGTTGTACGCCGCCAAGAACTTTATTTTCAATTTTAGCTACCATAGCAGAAAATCTTCCTGCCATCGAAGCTGCGCAGACACCACAATCCATTATTTAGTACTCCTATATTCAGGTGGGTTAACAGGGTTACGTGGTAAGGTATTAACACGAAGGAAAATTACATTCTCCTTAATGTCTTTTATGTCACTTTTAAATTCTAAATAAGATAGCTCTAAAGCTTTAATCCTGGAGCCTTGATCTATTAACTTTTCTTGGACATTCATTGCCCAATTAAAAGTAGTAGTTATCGCAAAAACTGACATGGTAGCTAAGGCGCCAATCCAAGGAACTGGATTAGAGGCTAAGGTTCCAGTCTTAGTTTTTTGCCTGGGGTTAACTGTTTCCTCAGTTGACATAGATAGTTCTCCTAACTTATTAAAACTTATTAATTACTTAACTTACTTAATGCACTCACGCACCAAAGCGCCAAAATCGGAGTAGCTCACGGCTTTGTCTTTGGTCCAAATCGTGCAGTGGTCGCCACTTTTTTCTAAACATCCGCTGTCGTTGTGCGCAGCAGTTTTGCGGGCGTTGCAGGTTTCAGTCATGTTGACCACCGGGTAAAACTCCACCGTCTTTTTCATTGGTGCTGCGCATCCGGTCAACAAAAGGCAAAAAAGCATGGTGAAACTGCCCATCAAAAATATGCCGCGTTTCGTGACCGAGTAACGCGTCAGGCGTGGCGAGAATTTGCAATGCATAAATGCTTCCGGGGCCGAATGTGATCGGCGCAATTACTGTGGGCGGTTCGGTTATAGAGCAAGCGGTAAGCTGAATCATCAACGGAGCAAGTGCGGCGTAAATCGGGCTAATCTTCGCAGCTTCTACTGCGCACGTTGCGCCTGCTGCTTGTGAGTCAATAAACGTAATTGTGGCTACATTGCGTTGTGGCGCGGGGTCGAACGTGCCTAGATAGGCGAACGCTTGGGCGCAATTTAGAACTGCGATGAGAGCGAGTGTTTTCATCAGCCGTTGTGAACGATGAAGCCAACCGACGTTTCAGCGGTTGCAGCGGCGTTGAGATTGATAGTGAATGACCCCGCTGCAGGAACTACGTTTTTAATTACTGCTGTGCTGTCGTTCGTGCGAATCGTACAAAAAATAATTGACGATGTAGTAACGATTGAATTGGTGACGACAAGCGATGTTGCAGCGGCGGCAAAGTTAACTGTACCGAGTGATTTGTTAATCGTCTGCGCGCCAGTTGTTCCTCCTGCCGTGATGGTTGCGTCTGCTAGATAGGTTCGTACCTTAATGTCTACATAAGTGGTTCCGTTTCCAGTTGTCGCGTCGATTCGATTGGCTGCGCCACGACCCCATGCAGCATCGTATACCCCGCTGTTATTAGATGATCCCCATTTGACATAGTGTGACGGCCCTAGGCCAACAAGAGTAGGCGCTAAATCAGGGGTTTCCAGCATGCCGCTATAGTTGTAGCTGTACCTAATAGCGCCACCATTCACAAACAAAGAACGACCGTCGCTATCCCATCCGTTTGCGCCTCTCGCTCCAATGGTCATTGACAGAAAACTCTGCAAAACTACCGCACCGTCTTGCTGGATATAGGCTTTTTCTATGTCGTTATTCGCCCACGATGCGAGCTTTGCGGTCGTTGTATACGCTACGGATGTGTTGTAGCTAAAGGCTTTTGCTGTTCCACCGTTTGCTGTAGTGCTAACCGCAGTACCAACGGTTGACACTAATCCGTCTTTGTCAACGCTGAACATTGACGACGCTCCGACAAGTAAATCGATTAACTTGGAACCAGAGGCCGACGCCGTGTTTGTCACGGTCATTTTGATTGCGGTAAACACCGTACCGGCGTTATTCCATGTGTCGGTTATTGCATTGATGATTGCCATAATTTACCCTGTTGTTATGATTGAACCAGCGCTATCAGTAATTACTGACGCGGACGTGTCATAAATTGCATTTTCGGGGATAGTTCCGCCGCCATTAGCAGCACCACCAGATTTTAAAATTAGATCACGCCCACGCATTATAATTTAACTCCACCTAAACTAAGACTAAACACTTGTGCAGACGCAGGAGTAAATGCACCAATTGTTTGTAGCACAGCAAATAAAGAAGTGCCAGCTAACTTAATATGCTTATTAATTTGTACGTTTTGTGAATATAAAGTATCGCCTAAATCAGTAGGAGTAGCTAGGTCAATAAAGCCTAAATAGTTAGCACGATCACCAGCTACTAAATTAAACACTGCATTATCAGCAATAGCAGTAGGAGACGCGCCATATAAGTGTAAGCGGAACGCAGCTAAGCCACTAGGTGCAGTGGCTACATCCATTCTAAGAATAGCAGTAGTTAGCAGCATATTATCGCCTACTGCCCCAAAAGAAGCAAAAGTATTAATTGCCGAGGCAGCACCAACTACATCACCAGCAGTATATGCAGTGGTATCTGCAGGGCGAGTTATTGCTACAGTAACCATTGCAGCTGGAGATGCTACTTGTATTTGTGGCTGGTCTGAAGAAAGAACAACAGGCAAAGATAAAGCAGAAGTATTTTGACCTAATGTAATTGCTGAGCCCCCAAACCCAATAGATAAAGAAGCACTGCCGTCTCCATTATCTACCCCCTTAACAGGTAATATTTGTCCTGTCGCAGCATCAATTAAAGCGAAAAGGTTATCCATATCTTAGGACTTTCTATTTTAAATTAAGGGGTTTCAACTGGTGGAAGTTGTAAGCTCATCTCTGGGAACTGGCAATTACCAGGTTCTCCAATTGAAACTGCAACAACAACTTGGCTACCAGCCTGAACAAAGGTGTAAGAAATATCAATATAAGCGTCACCGCTTGCATCAGTAGTAACTTGGTTAGATGCAGCGTAAGCACCACTTATAGTGTAATTATAAGTAGCATTAGCCAATGCACCCAGAATTAAAATTCGCACTGTGCCAGAAATTGGAACTTCCCAAGTGAGAGTGCCCGAGCAATAACCATTAGAAATAGTTCCTGCTGCTACAACTATGCTACTTTGAATTGGGGCACCAATATTAAGAGGAACCCCGCCACACTTATAAGTAATAGTTCCTGCTGGGGCAAAGGCAGTTAATGTTTGTGCAGTGCTGGCAGTATGTTCAATTACACCAGTTGAGTTAACACTAAAAGTAGCACCTGGTGCAATTGTTACTCCAGAGGCAGTAAGCGCTCCGCCAGTAAAAGTAGTAGGCCCAGAGATTGCAGCAATGGCTAAATCAGTTACAGAAGCAGACCCATAATTCTTAAGTGTAAGCAGTAACTGAGTTGTGCCACCGTTAGCAATATTAGCAGGAACCCAAGCAAAAGTTTCAACTCTGAGGTCACAACCTAAGCCAGAAGATGGTGCAATAATTGCTACTAAATCCTGACCACCAGATGCAGAATATTGGCTGCCATTACAAATATAAGTACCAACACCATTACCAATTGTAATTACCGCAGAAGCATCAACTCCTGAAGTGGCAGTAAGTGTAAAGGTTCTTACAAGTGTAGACTGCCCATTAATGACAGTTTGCGGGATAGCAACAGTTCCAGAAAGCTCCGGAGGAAGGGTAACATTACCAAGACTAAATGTAACAGGGACATTATTAGTATTACTTACTGTGATTTCCAGTGATGCATATCCACCACTATTAACCGTAGGAGTTAAGAATCTAGGCGTAACAGTTACAGCACGATCGCAGCCTTGGGAGTAAATAGCACCGCCAGAAAATAAATTACCAGCAGCTAAAACACAAGGGCTAGCACTGGTGCTAAGAACTACTTCCGCACAAACAGGAGCAGCGGCGCAAACTGCAAAATTAGCACTAGTAGGCCGAGGAGTGCAACCACAAGCAGTAGCAGTAACAGTATAATTACCATTACCGTTTAAAACAACAATACGCTTAGTGCCTTTACCTGAATCATCAGTTACAATATTAGTATCATAAACTGCGCCATTAGGCATATCAAAATGAAATGCAATTCGTAATCCTGGGGGAGCGCCAACTACAGTAATAGTTTGGGCATCTCCATTTTCTAACTTAGCAGCACCAAGTGCCCAGAAAAATTCACAAGCTACAGATGGCCCAGCACAGGGACTGCAAGCTGCATTAGCTGCAAAACTAGATTGTTGTGCTGCAAGTGCTTCTAGCACCGAAGCATTAAGCGTGAAGTTACCATCTTCACCTTCTGAGATTAATCCAGACTCTGGTGTAACTATAATTTGATTTGGAATAGTCATATGGAATCTTATGGATTATTTATTAGCGGTAGCTGGCTTAGCATTACCAAGCATATCAGCAAGAACTAAGAAGTCTGTCATTGCAGTAGCATCTACATGCGGGAGTCTGGCATTAGCACCAGTATCAGAAAATAAGGAGTTAGCACCAAAAGCCAAACGCTCTTGTGGTGAATACCTGTATTCTGCAAACTTCTTAGTTTTTGCAGGTTCATTTGGGTCATTAATAGCATTTTGGCGCTCAGACTCAGCCTTATAAGCTTTCTGCATATCTGCATAAGCTGCCCTAAATTGCGCTAACTCAGGCGCCTTACTTTTAGCAGCGGGCCCAAATAACTTATTCTGCACAGCATGAATTGCCTCATGAAGCGCAGTTGGCCCTAGCATTGGCTTATCTTTATTATAAATAACAGCGCCACTGGTCTTATCTATCCCGCCTAAATAAGGAGAATCAGCACCTAAGCCGATCTCCTTAAGCACTGGAGAAGTCTTAGCAAGGAAATCTAAAACTGTTGCCGCTGCTTCTTTATTACTAATCCCAGCCTTTTCAAGGGAATACTTACCAGTAGAATCTAAGATTCCATTGGAAGTAAGTAAGCCATTAAGTAGGTCTTGGGCTGTTGGCATTATTGCGTAGGCGGAGAATAGATAAAATGTAAATCACTTGGGCTTAGTGCTGTCCCAAGTAATTGTAACCTAAAATTAGGATTTGGGGTAGAGGTGATAAGCCCGTCATCTAGTTGTAGCCAGTATTGCTTATTTGGGGTTAGAGGAATTCCAGGCTTACAAATTGCAGAAGTAAATCTAACTGCCCCAGCTTCTACGTAAACAGCGTTAGCCCCTTCTACTAAGGAGGAAGTTGCAACTCCTGCATCATTAACATAAATTAGCTGCCCATAGCTAAAAGAGCTAGTGCCAATAATTTGCACTGTTAGCACTTCCTTAGAAAAACCACCAGATGCAACTGCATCTAAAGACCTAGTTAGGTATCTAATAGCGGTATAAATAGGGGAAAGGGCAGTATAAAGCCCACCTGAATTAGGAGTTTCCCCTAAGATTTGCCGTAATAATCTCATCCCTAATTACCTCTAGTTATGTTAATATCAGCAACAACTGAGCTAAGTTTAAAATCCCCAGAGTATTTAAGAATAAAGCTTTTCCCATAAACACAAGTCTGGTGCCGCTGCTGAATCTCGTCCATATCAGTAATATATGGGGCAACTTCAGGAAGCCAGCTGGTTCCATTAATGCTTGGCACAACAGCTAAAGCTGATTTTCCTATGGTTAACTTAGAACTTTCAATTGCTAAAATTTCCCCACTCTGACCACGCTGCGCTTGGATTCTACCTAACATCAGCACTGAATCTGATTTATCTACTTCATCCTGCGAATCAGGAGACACAGCAAAAACAGCTCCATCTTTACATAGAATAGCAATTCCTAAGCCAGTAGAATCTCCGTTATATTTATTTTGGTAATAATCAAAAACAGATACATGCTTTTTACGCAGCTTACCCCAACGCTTAAGTGCCGTATCAAACACTAGCATATGGGTTAATTCCAATATCCCATAGGAAATAACTAAGTATCTGCCCCGGATAATAGCTATTTTAATCATCATCTCCTCAACTGCACCTGGGAGATCAAAAGTCATAAGCTGATTTTGGCCTACTGCCGCAGTTTCAAATGCCCCATAGATACTAGCATTTTCCGCAGGTGCTGCATTAGCAGGAGATAGCTTTAAATCCCCAACATAATCTTCTAACTCACGCCCTTTAAGGAAATCAGAAACTTCTGGGAAAATAAGCTGAGCTTCCGACACTCCAATTAGTTGCATTCCAGCACTTGTAAATGCATAATGCCCAGCGTAATTACTAGTAGATGCTACATGCTCCGCTCTAGTTATGCCATTACTGCCGTCAATTTCCCTATAAATCCAAGGAAATTTAGCCTCACCGCTAAACATAGCGCTGATGGCATTTTTAGTGGTGTAAACAATAAAGCCATTTTCAATTGGTAAGCAGCAAACAATCTTACCTTTAATCTGCAGAACACTTTCACTACCAGCGCCGCTAGCTAGTGTAGGCTGGAAATCTAACTCATCTGTTGGGTTACTAAAATAAATAGTATCCTCATCAAATGCGATAAGGTAACTATTAGCAGCTGTAATCCCAAGTAAACTGGAACTATTAAGGCCAGCTAGTGTAACTGGAACTACCTGCCCAGTGACATAATTATAAGTGTAAATGCCATTACCCTGATATGCAATGTAGCTTTTACCCTTAAGATAAGCAGTCGTAACCATGCCTGCCATTTTTAATGGGGCTGCCATAGTTTGCCAGTTATAGCCAATATTAACATAATTTTTACCTTGTGCAGGCACAAAAACTACATTCTTATCTGCGCCATATTGCAGATTAAATGCGTTATCAAAATCATTAGCACCAGGAATAGCAGGAGCAGCTTGCTTAAATCCTACACTTTGCATTCCATGGGTGAATGGTAAACAATTTTGCACATACAAAAAAGACGGAATACCTATAAAGGCATCCGCCTGGCTACCAGAATACTGGTTAGTAATAACATAATCAGTGTCAAATCTGCCCCTACCAGCAACACTTGCCCCATAATGTGTAGAAATTAAGGGGAAGCTGCTGGCAGTAACATTAAGTCTAAGTGAAGTACGAGACATTTCCGTTACCTGCTTCGGTTATGCGTTTAATCTTAAATTGTGGCTGCCCAATCATTAGTGCTTCTGTTGCGTATTTAACAGTTTCACCTGTTGCGCATCTAATGTGGGTATCTCCGAGTCCTGCTGCAACTCCGGATTTACAAAGGGAGACTTCTCCTTTAACGTAGAGCGTTTCCGCTTGGCCGTCAAAGATTTGTGTAGAGGCAGGCGCAGAAATGTGTTCGACATAAACTGTATCCCTAGAGAATGCGTTTTTTGTTTTTATTGTGGCTTCCCAAGCCTCTTGCGTATCTGAGAATAATTCTATTCCAGATGCTTTATATTTACATTTAGCAGTTGAGGAAGTAACAGTAATATCTGCCTGGGAGTTTAAAGCATAAGTGTCATAGTTACGCTTAAAATCAACCCCTTCAATGCCAATAAGGCTACAAGGTGCAGAGCAAAAGATCTCTACACATTGTAACCAATTTTCTGGGCACGGCATTCTTACGCGCGCCGGTACCATCTCTGGTATAACCTGAGAGCGCACACAAAAATTATCATTTGCAAAATCTCTGACTGTAACAGTAACCTTTTGCACACAGCTAGAGCTAAGCACAAAATCAAGTTGTAGGAATCTACGTAGTTGCGAGATTTTTTGAAAGCTGTTCCAGCCAGCTTTAAGCTCAAAAATATCCCCAGAGGTAGTTGAAATTTTCTCTAGGTTCCCACTGGCAAAGAATTCAATGCATGGTTGAGAAAAAATAACGGGAGCTGTCATATCAAGCTCCTGAAATAGTTTCTGAAGTTAGAATAGCTGAATCTGCAGTGAGAAGTTCCTCACGTAACAGCTCAGGCGTGTGAATATCTCGCACGCGATCAGAGAAAAGCTTTTGTTTTTCCATCTGCCCGCAAGTGCCATAAATAATACTGCTAACTTCCTCTACAATTGCCGCGCCATACTCCTCTGCAATCCAGGAATAAAAGGTTTCATCCTTAACATCTGGCTTACCTAAAAGTGCAAGGAGTAACTTAGTGTGTGGTGCAGCTGTGCGTACATGAAGATTATGCCCAAGCACATACCAGCAATTAATACTTCCTTTAGCCACATTAGGAAGCACATCATCTAAATCTAATTTCTTAAGTGGCCCGCCACCAGGAATTGCAATCTGCAAAACATCTCTGTGCCTAGGAATACTAGTTAAATCTAACGTCCTGGAAGTAAGAGAATTAGTACCTTCCCATTCTACTACTTCCACATCTCGCCAGAATCTTTCCATACGGTGCTTATTAAGCACTACAGTTTTGGTATAGAAAATTATGTCATCCATTAATTCTGGATGCTTAGATACCCTAGCAATTGTGGAAACTAACTCCCGCAATTGCGCAGAGAGGTTAGTTAAATTAGCCATTATAAACCACCTGAGAAACTAGTTCTGGGGAAAGTTCAGTAACTTGCTGCATTTTACTGAGCTGCTCAGCTTCATAATCAACATCAGTTACATAAACACCGTTACTGGAAAAGCGCTTAGTGCTTTTATGACCATTAAACCAGATACAAGCACCGCTTGGGCCAATAAAGGTTCTAGCTTTGGGACTAGTAGGAGTTATACCTACTTGCATAACACTAGCACGTGGAGCTGGAGCAACTGGGTCAGCCAGTGTTTTTCCTGCTGCTGCTACGCGTGCTGCGATTAAAGCTGTGATTGATTGTGAATTACCTGTTGGGGAATCTATTGCCATGATTTTTCTCGATGTTTGATTAGACAATAAAAAAGGAGGAGTTTCCCCCTCCTTTTTCTTCTACGTTACCGGTGTTACGGATTAATTACTACACACTCAGCACCTTGTGGCAGAGCATTAGGCTCTTGGCAAGGATCTTTGACACAAGCAGTCACAGAAATCTGTGAAAGCGACACATTATTAAGCGTAGAACTGTTCGCAATATAGAACGGAATTACGTTAATATTACCCCAAGGCTCAGAACCTTGAATCAGATTCTCTTGGTACGCTGGCAAAGTAAAGGTAATGCTACCACTACCTCCACCGTTAGCCGTAAGAACTTGCACACCATTAGGAGTAATAATGTTATATGCCTGACTTGGTTTATCCCCAGTAATAGACAGAGTAACAACAGTACCACCAGCCACAGGGCCAGCTGCACAAGGATGCGAAATGCTAAATGCTGCGTTATAAGTAGTTGGTAGCACTGGGCAAGGTTCACAAGCCACATCACAGATACCGGTAATAACTGCGTTAGCACTAGGTAAAGACATTTCCAGCGTAAGCTCAGTTAAGAAGCTACCACCTTCAGCATCAATACCAGCATCAACAGATGCTGCTTCCTGAGAGTTAACCTTAGAGTTAAACGAACTATGGGTAGTCTTACGACCTTCCATATTAAGTAACTTAAGCGTGCTAAGATCAAGCACAAGAACCATGCGCGACCAGTCAGGATTAAGGTTAAACAGAGGATGCTCCATTACCTTATAGTTACCACGCGTAGTAATAAACTCAGTAAAGCGATGGCCAAATTTAGTCTGACCAGGCACTAAGTTTTTCGTGCCACTGTAATTACCCAGCTTATTAATTGCCTTCATAGCAATCTTACCACCGAACAGAATACGATCGTTCATATTCGTACTATCAGTGTTGTAATCAAACACTGGGTCAAGCATATCTTCCAACATGCTCATCGTAATAACAGATGGAGAAAGGTGATAATTCTCAGGTGCGTATTGACGCATTAAACTAAGAATACCATCCATTTTGCGCAAAGGCTGGCCGTTCATAACAGTCTCAACACGCTGGCCGAACAGGAGATTCATTTCCATATCCGTAGCATGAGCAACAGCGGCTTCACGACGATTCTTAGTCAGTGGATTTTCACCAAACTTACTAAGTTTCATTGCAGCAGCGGTGCCAGAAACAGCCCAAGCATCACGGAAAATCTGCGTTACGTTAGAGAGCTTCTGGTTGTTACCAGATACGCGAGCTTGTGGACGCAAAGAGCTTTCTTCAAACGCAGTAGAAATACGCCAAAGTTCCGTACCAGAAGGAATAACTTGTGGTGGAACAGTACCGAAACCGCGTAAGCCTAAAATCGTGAATTCATCAATTACGGACTGAACACGAATTTGCTCTTGCGTACCATTAACTTGGATAACAACACCTTGCGTAAATTGCAAAGCATCAGCAACTGGGATTCGAGAAGCAGTGCCTTTAGCTACAGCTGCAACAGAGGCAGTAGTGGCGGTATGCGGGAATTCTTGTTGCTCAATTGCCCAAGTATGGGTAGGAACATCAAGAGTTCCTGTTTTTGTCATTGCAGTAAAACCCAGCAATGGCATAGAACCACCTGGGAAACGTTTAAATACTGCACCTTGGAAACTCTGAAGCGCTACTGCTTCAGGTTCAAAGTTAGTGCTGTTAAAAATACCTAAGGTACTCATTTTACGGGCTCTCTTTCTAGTTTAAATTACTTAAAGAAATCATCTGCGAATGCAGAAGTAACATTGGAGGGTTGAAGATTTGCCGTATTTGTATTTGTTTGTTGAGGGCTAAGTCCCTCGGCAAGGTTTTTAATGTGCTTAGCCGCATGTTCTGAAATTTGTGCCTGTGTTGCATTAGGAAACTGAGCAGTAAGTCCAGAAACCATAAGATCAAACACAGGCTTATACGCAGGGTTAGAAAGAATAGGGTTAGCATTAAGCACACTATTACTAACTTGTTGCTGCGTGAGATACTGAGGTAATTCCGTTGATTTAAATGTCTCAAAGGTGGAATTAATACCAAGTTCAGAAAGCTTAATAGAATTTTTAGCTGCCATATTAAGGCCAGCTTGGAAGCTTTGATCTAAAATCTGAGCAAATGCTGCAGCTTTTTCTTGGTTACCATCGAAAAGGCCAGAAATAACTTCAGGCCTAATAGTGGTAGAAATGCGAGCTGAACCAAAAGCTTTATTTAGCGCTTCATCTGTGAAATCAGCATAAGGATTTTTAGCTGTTCCAGTTTTAGCTGCTGCGTTTGCGCCAGCTTCCCATAAAGAAGCTACACCTTGAAGACCTACATCTAGTTCTGAAGGCTGAGGCTGTCCAGATCCTTGACCCTGTCCTTGCGGCTGTTGTACGCCGGCATTTGGAGCGCCAGCATTTTGGCTATTTTGGCCAGACGCAGGAGGAGTAGCTGGGGCTGGGCCAGCAGCTTTGCCACCACCAAATCCAAAGAAATTCTGTGCAGGATAACGATTTAACCACATAATTATTCACCTAAGATAGTTGTTAGAATTTGAACTTGCCCACTGAGTAAATGCCAGACGGCTTTAAAATCACTACTCTCTGGGTCAAGGTTTAGCTTGATGGAAACCAAGTCACTGCGCATATTATGCAACATATGGCGCTGAGTTTGTGAAAGGGATTCTGATAAGAGCTGATTTAAGTCCTTATCAGTTTTATTCTCAGTGTTAAGGTAATCATAATATTGAAATACCCTTGAGCTTTGTTCTAGTTCAGCTGCATCTACTGCTGACATATTAGTTCCTATCTAAGCTATTGTGTTGGAGTTTGGTTAGCTTGCGCTTGTGGCACTACTGTTCCTGCCTGTGCTGCGGCAGCTGCTTGTGCTTGGGCGTCTGCATTAACTTGTTTTTGTTCTGCAGAATACCTAAAGGAATCAATTCTGCGGAATCCACTTAACTTAGCGAAGTAAGAGAACATTCCAATTAGGTCAAATTCCTGGCTAAATGCTGGGTTAGATTGCGCTATTTCTAAAGTTTGCCCTAAAACTGGAAGCATTGCTTTAGCTGCTGTGGCTGCTAAGCCATCACCAAGTTCAAATTCCAAGTTACCAGAACGTAAATCAGCTGCTGTTAATTGTAATGGGGTATTAGTGCTAGTATTAAACAGAAGCTCATCTACTTTATATTGCAGTGTGTTAGCCTTAATGATATTCTTAATAGGCACAAAGAAGCAAGTCTCAAGCATAAGTGCCATAAGAAGCATTCTAGATTCGGTTCCTTGGATTGTTTCTTGGAACTGGTTATCAGTCTTATTACCTTTTACAAAATTACCTTGGAATGTAGGATTTTGCCCTCCAATTTTATCAGCAAAAGCACCCATCTGACTAGCTTGGTTAACCCGTAAACCTAAAGCTGGGTCATTATATGGAATCTGGTAATAAGCCCGCCGCATATCAAAATCTTGGCTAGCTGCTAAACCGCGAAGAGGAATCTTACTACTGCCAGCTTTACTTCTTAACTTAGCTGGGTCAATATAAAGAGGATTATAAAGCGCCCTGTCTCCAATTACCCTATTTGTACTCTTAAGTTCCGCAGTCCAAAGCTTACTAGCCATGCGCTGAACATCTTTTAAATTTTCCGCATAACTAAGGGTCTGATAATCTAGCCCATCACCTAATGGTTGCCCAAAGATAATAGGAATATATTCATGTGCGTTACTTTGCTGTTGTGCAAAAGCCAGCACATTATTAACATAAATAAATTTCCAGACTTGCACTACGTCAGAACCTGGGAAAGACATGTGAAATTCAGAAGGAACTATGCGAACATAAAGTGTAAATACATTATACCCCCGGAATTGCTCTTCTCCTGTTGCGATGCTATTAACAAAGCGGCCACTTTTAACAGTTTTTTTAGCCTCATCATCTGAAAAGAAACCATCAGAAAAAACAGAAGTAACATCTGGGCCACCAGCTCCTACTCCTAAATCCTTAATGTAACTAGAGCTATAAGCTGAGGGCTTAATTAGTGGGTCATAAGAAGCTAAAAGAAATTTATTACTATTTAAAACTTCCGTAGTAGTAGCTTGCTTACCTGCTTCTGGTAAATCCTGCATTAACTTACTTACAGCAACACGGCTATAATATTCCACATAACCAGCATACGCGCCGTCAGTGTGAAGCTTAGATGGAGGAACAGATTGGTCCCAGACTGCATTATAAAGATTAATCCTTTTAATACTGTTAGTCTGGCGTAATACTTCCTTAGCTGCTTTACCACCTTCAGGGTCAGATGTACGCACGGTTCGAGTCTTAAAATCAACTTCCGCAGCGCAGAGATTATATTTAAGCCCATCTACTAATGCAACACTTAACTCAGAACGCCAGCCTGAAGCATCTCCATCTCGCTTAAGCAGTAAATTAAACTGCGTTGCTGCATCCATCTGGGCTTTATTACCAGCAGCCTGAAAGATTGGGTCTTGCGCCAAGAAGATATTAACTAAATAAGCCCGAGCAGCTTCTACTTGTGGTAAGACAATAGGCACAACAAACTCTTCAGAATCCTCTGGGTCACCAGTAGGCTCCTTTTCTCTAGCATAAAGCCTATCCATTTTCTCCATAAAGGCAGAAAAGTTAAGAGTAGTCCTTTGGTATTTCTTAATTCCCTGTATATAAGACAGTAAATCTGCCTTAGTTGCCGGCGTAAGAGCGTCAGTTGCCTTTTTCATACCACATCACTTTCAATTAATTCCCCAGAAGGGCCACTTATATCTACAAGATCACCATAATAATACTGCGCTGATGCTATTTCAGAAGGGTAAAGTACTAAGCTTTCTGCTGCACGAGCAATAATATCTAAGCGATCATCTACGTTTTTCTTAACTAATGGGTTAAAGTTACGCACTTCAGCAAAAACCGGGCTTACAACTGCCTTATCTAGAGTTAACTCTTTCTTCGCCAAACTACGCAGGCCAGATAAAATCCTAGGATTCTTTCCCGCCCAGCTGTAGGAATTTCTACAATAGTTATCCCAAGAATATTCTTTTCCTGAAGGATATGTTTAAACCACTGAATTAAGGTAACCTGATATCCACCACCTTCAATGAAAACAATAGGTACTTGGTTAGCTAAACAATATTTAATCGTATGAAATACTAAGCCAGGAGCGCTACCTTCAAAAATTTCAATTCCTTTTACATGTGGCTTA